AGGGGAGCATCCCCGAGTTCTGTAAGGAGCGCGTCACCGACGCCGCGCCGGTGGTCGACCGCCCGGCCGCCGAGGGAAGCGAACCAGAGAGGGGAGCCCAAGTCGCAGACGAGCCGGGCGGCCGTGGCCCGGATGATGCCAGCCCAGAGCCCCCTGCAGCAATGGAGCCCCCGCCGGCAATTGAGGGCGAGGTCGTCGACCTGCCGCGCACACCGTCGGGCTCGGCCTATTCTCAGCTTACGAGCTGGTCGTCGCTCGACCTGGTGCTCTCCGACAAAGGCGTCCCGGTCGCCAACATGGACAACGCCGCGCGCCTCCTCGAGCGTCACCCCGACATGCAAGGCCGGTTCTGGTTCGACGAGTTCCAAGGCCGGGTCTACTCGACGTGGAACCCCGCCGGCACCGAGCAGGAATGGAGCGACGCCGACGACGTGCGGCTCGCGCTCTGGATGCAGCGGACCATGGGAATCGGCCGCATGGCCGTCGGCACGGCCCGCGACGCGGTCACGGCCGTGGCCATGGCCCACAAGCGCAACGAGGTCCACGAGTGGCTGCGCGGGCTGGAATGGGACGGCGTGGCCCGGCTGTCCCTCATGCTGCCCGAGGCGTTCGGGACCGAGGATAGCCCCTATACGCAGGCCGTCGGCCGCTGCTGGCTGGTGTCCATGGTGGCCCGCGCGCTGGACCCGGGCTGCAAGGTCGACACGATGCCGGTGTTCGAGGGCGACCAAGGCCTGCGCAAGTCGACCGCCATGCAGACGCTCGTGGGCGCGCGCTGGTTCGCCGAGGCCTCGGAGTCGCCGACTTCCAAAGACTTCTACCAGGTGCTCACCGGCAAGCTGCTGGTTGAGATCGCCGAGCTGGACGCGTTCTCGAAGGCTGAGGTCAACACGATCAAGCGCGTGGTCACGTGCCGCGTCGACCGCTACCGGGCGCCCTACGGCCGCCGGGCTGAGGATCACCCCCGGGCTTGCGTGTTCGCCGGCACGACCAACCGCGACGACTGGAACCGCGACGAGACCGGCGCCCGCCGGTTCTGGCCCGTGGCCTGCACCGCCGTCGACGTCGAATGGCTGGCCCGCCACCGCGACCAGCTGTTCGCCGAGGCAGTCGAGCTCTACGAGGCCGGCACCCCATGGTGGGACGTGCCCAAGGAGGACGCCCGGCGCGAGCAGGAGGCCCGTCGTGCGGCCGACGAATGGGAGGAGGTCATCGCCGACTGGACCGTCGGAAAGTGGGAGGTGACCGTCGGCGACGTGCTCGGGCAGGCGCTCAAGGTCGAGCCCGAGCGCTGGGACAAGGCGATGCAGATGCGCGCCGCGAACTGCCTGCGCGTGCTCGGCTGGAAGCGCGAGACCGTCCGCAAGGGTGGCAAGGTGCTCAAGGCATGGGCTCGAGGTGGTAACGGCGGTAACGACGCGCTCTTCTAAGTCATTGATCTATATCATGTTACTACCTGTTACCACTGTTACCACTAATAAAGAATATTATAGGATAGAGCCCCATAGACCCCTCGCACACACATATGCGCGCGTGTACGCGCACGAGAGGCCTAATGGAAACGGCGGTTTTGGTGGTTGCAGGTGGTAGCTGGTAACAGAGCCCCGCCGCATCACCGTTGCGCTGAACGCATCATCTCGCTAGGATTCGACCATGACCGGACGACCCACTATCCGCACCCCCGAGATCGTCGAGGACGTCATCGCCCGAGTGTCCAGGGGCGAGCCGCTGGCGTCCGTCTGCCGCACCGAGGGCTACCCGGCCGCCGTGACCTGGTACGACTGGATGAAGGCCGACGCCGACCTTTCCGAGCGGTTCGCACGCGCGCGCGAGGCCGGGTTCGACGCCATTGCCCGCGACGCGCTCGACATCGCCGACGACGAGCCTGGCACGACGCCGCAGGGCACGGTCGACGGCGCCGAGGTCATGCACCGCAAGCTCCGCATCGAGACCCGCCTCAAGCTGCTGGCCAAGTGGGACCCCAAGCGCTACGGCGACAAGCTCGAGCTCGCCGGCGACGCCAAGGCTCCGCTCACGGTGCACGTCGTCAAGCTGACCGATGCCGGCGGCTAACGTCATCCAGCTGCCGGCGAACGGCTGGCGGCCTCGGCACTACCAGCTGCCGGCCTGGGGCGCCCTCGAGCGCGGGGTCAAGCGCCTCGCGCTGGCCTGGCATCGCCGCGCTGGCAAGGACGACATCTGCCTGCACTGGGCCGCGGTCTCGGCCATGACCCGGGTCGGCGGCTACTGGCACATGCTCCCGCAGGCGAACCAGTCGCGTAAGGCGATCTGGGACGCGGTCAACCCGCACACCGGCCGCCGGCGCATCGACGAGGCGTTCCCGGTCGAGCTCCGCGAGACGACGCGCGAGCAGGACATGTTCATCCGGTTCAAGAACGGGTCAACGTGGCAGGTCGTCGGCTCGGACAACTACGACTCGCTGGTCGGCTCGCCGCCCGTCGGCGTGGTGTTCTCCGAGTACGCGCTCGCCGACCCGGGCGCCTGGGCCTTCCTGCGCCCGATCCTTGCCGAGAACGGCGGCTGGGCCCTGTTCATCTCGACGCCGCGCGGGCGCAATCACTTCGCCCGGCTGGTCGAGTACGCGCGCCGAGACACGGATTGGTTCGGGCAGGTGCTCACCGTCGAGGACACGCAGGCGATCCCGGCGGCGACCATCGAGCGCGAGCGCCGGGAGCTGGCCGCCGAGCGCGGCGACACCGAGGCGAACGCCATCATCGCGCAGGAGTACCGCTGCGACTTCGATGCGGCGATCCCGGGCGCCTACTACGGCGAGCTCATGACGCGCGCCGAGCGCGAGGGGCGCATCGGGCAGTTCCCGCACCTGCCCAACCTCCCCGTCGGCACCGCGTCCGACCTGGGGTTCGGCGACTCGACGGTCGTCTGGTTCTACCAGCAGCTGCCGAACGGCCGCATCCGCATCATCGACTGCATCCCCGGCTCGGGCGTCGGCATCGACTGGTACGCCAAGCACGTGCGCGAGCGGCCCTACACCTACGCCGACCACATCTGGCCGCACGACGGCGACGCCGGCAACATCCGCGACGTCAACGGCACGACGCTGGTCAAGCAGGCCGATAGCCTGGGCTGGCGGCCGATCCGCGTGCTGGACCGTGACCCGACGGTCGACATGGGCATCCAAGCCGTGCGCCAGCTGCTGCCGCTGGTCGAGTTCAACACCGACCCGATCCCGCTGCCCGGCGAAACGCCCGACGAGGCCCGGCAGCGCATGGGCCGCGGGCTCGACGCGCTCCGGCAGTACCGCCGCGAGTGGGACGAGAAGCTGCAGCGGTTCCGCGACAAGCCTTTGCACGACTGGGCCTCGGACTTCGCCGACGGCATCCGCTACCTCGCCCGCGGGCGTAAGCCTTTCCGCGAGCGTGGCGCCGCCGGCATGCCGGCCCGGGCCATCATGGATTGACTGTTGCGCCGCGCGCAGCGGCGTGGCAGCATCCGCACCAAATACTCGGAGCACGCCCCCATGGGTTTCATGCGTCCCAAGGCCCCAAAGGTTGAAGCGGCCCCGCCGCCGCCGACCGTCGACGATGCCGTGCGCTCGAGCGAGGAGGCCGACAAGCTGCGCCGCCGCCGCGGCCGACTGGCCACCGTCTACGCCGGCCGCATGCAGGGCGGTGGAATGGCCCCGCAGGTCGCCACCAAGCAGCTGACGGGGCAGTGATGCGCAGCGCCATCGAGTTCTTCGAGGCCTACTGGCTGCCGCTGTTCCTGGGCAGCGCTGCGATCGGCCTGTTGCTGGTCGACGCCCCCATCGGCGCGCTGCTCTGCGCCTTCGCCGCCGGCACCCGATTCAGCGAGAACCCCTAATGTCCGACTCCCGCGCCGACGAGATCCTGCGCCAGCACTCCGGAATGGAGAGCGACCGCGCCGTGTTCGAGGGCCACTGGCGCGAGATCGAGGAGCGGGTCAGCTACAAGGGCCGGTACTTCCAGAACCAGACGGACACGCAGGGCACCAAGTCGACGGATCGGATCTTCGACGTGACCGCGCCGCTGGCCTGTGACCGCTTCGCCGCGGCCATGGAGTCCATGATTACGCCGCGCACGCAGCGCTGGCACAAGCTCACCGTGGCCACGCCGGAGCTCGCCGACGACCAAGACGTGAAAGCCTGGTGTGACGAGGCGACCGACGTGCTGTTCGCCGCGCGCTATGCGCCGTCGGCCAACTTCGCGTCGCAGGTGCACGAGTCCTACTGGTCGATCGGCGCCTACGGCACTGGCGGCATCTTCGTCGACGACTCGCTCGGCCGCTCGCTGGTCTACCGCGCGACCCACCTGTCGGAGCTGTTCTTCGCCGACGACATGTCGGGCCGCATCGACAAGGTGCACCGGCGCCAGCGC